TTTCGCTGGCTGCCTTTTCATGGTGTATTCGTCGTAGTCCTGCAAGCATGACGGGCATCTCCACCAGATGTCGTAAACCTGGTATATTTGGCGGCCGCCGGCTTCGTGCACCTCATGATCAAACCGAATATCCCGAAGTACGATCGGATGATAGGCTCCACAGTTCGGACATTCGATGCACCATTTCTCTTGCGTACCCATTTCGTATTCCTGTTCGATCCTGGATGCACCCCGGATTGTCGGGGTCGAAACGAATAACTTTTTCCGGTTCCAGAACGTCACCGTCCGTTTCTCACCCAGCGAAATCGGGTCGCCCTCTGAGCCCGCGCTATCTGGATACCGATCTACCTCGTCACATAGCAGAACGCGAATCGGTCGGCTCGCAAGGCCAGCAGGACTATTAGCGCCGGCCATTGCCAGAAAGCCGCCGGGAAATACTTTCATCAGAATCGTATTGTTCAGATCGCGCGTTTTGGAATCCGCCACCTTCTGCGACAGGACTTCGGTATCCTTGATCATCGGCGTGATCCGACGCTTCGAATAGTCTTGAGCAATTTCGATTGTCGGCTGGATCATCAGCAGCGGACCCGGGTCGATGTCTATGAAATAACCGATCGTGTTATTGATGATCTCAGATTTTCCTACCTGAGACGACCACATCAGGACGACCTTTTCGATCCGAGGATCGGTAGTGGCATCCATTGGTTCACGTTGGTACGGTGCCCGATCGGTTCGCCATTGCCCAGGCTCCGCGGCATTTTCGGATGATAGCCTACGGAACTGGTCAGCCCATTCACTAATTGTCAGCTTTGGCGGAGGCGCGACGGACCTAACTATTCTCCGAAATAGATTCCTCGTTTTCATCTTCATGGGCATCATCTCCCGCGAACATGGCCGGGTCATATTCGCTCAGCTCGCTCAGTGCTTCGAGCAGTTCATTATTCACGGTGTCGCTAATTTCAGCCAAATTTTTTACACCGAGCACTTTGGGCGCGATTTTGTCTGGAACGGACAAAATACGAGTGCGGAAGGTCACGAGCATATTTGTCATGACTAGCTCCACATCAGCGGCATCATGCATTTGATTTTTTAGCTTGGCAAGGCGCAGCTCCGCTGTCTCCCGCTTCGCTCTTTCATGCAGCGCCTTCTCTTCCCAGTACAGGGCTTGCGCCTCATCGTCATCGTTGCCTCGGTCTTTGGCGCCGGTGCGAAGATACTCGATATACCTTTGCACATTTTTCATCAACGGAAAGCGACCGGCTGCTTGTTTTTCCAATATCCCCTCTTTGGCAAGCTGGTTGATACGCTGCCGCGTGAAACCCAACAAAGACGCCATGGCATCAGTGTTTACAATCAATTCTGACACGTCTTTTTTAGCTGTCATAAGATCACCTTATCGGAAAGAAAATCCAAATAAAAAAAATTTATGCCTGGCTCTTTTTCGGGGTCGCCAGCGCCCGCAGGCGATCCGGACCGCCGGAAGGACCCACAAAGAAGGAATTCTTCAGGACGGTCATGCCTTCAACGCAGCCAGCAACGCATTGTACGCAATCGCCACGTCTTGGATGCTAGCCGTTGCTGGGTCTGCGATTGGCGACAGCGCAGCGATTTGCGCCTTGGATGCGACGGCCGCAACGGCCCCGGCTGCATTAACCGCATTTGCCGCGATCCCGTCCAACTTTGATTTATCCGCTGTAGACATAAAGCCTGCTGCTCCTGTCGTTGCTGCAGCGTGAGTGTGGTTGCCTGCTGCGGCCATTGCTGCCGTGGTCCCGATGGTCGGCGGGAATGTTGAAGGCTTGCCCGATACGTTCGCCCATGTAACAGCGTTCGCCGAATCGGCCGTGCCCGCTAACGGCGCTTTCGCATCGGCTGAGAGTTTGACCGTCGTCACCGCGCCGTCCTGGATCATGGCCGTCGTAATCGATCCGTCTGCCGGCGTGCCGCCACCTCCACCGGATATAGGCAATGGATTCGTGGTCGACACTGTAACCGGCTCCTTCTTGCCATCGTCCCAATATTGCACAAGCATATTCTTCACAACCTTTCTCCAAAAATAAAAAGCTTCCATGCTTGTGATTGATCAACGGAAAATGAAAAGAGTCGTCCTTTTTCGGAACGACTCAATACTTCGACGCTACCATAATATCACAGATTAGTGGGCCGAAAGTGCAATTAAAGTGCAGATTATCTCCAGCCCACTTTAATTGCAATTGCTTTTACAATTTCATCGCGCCAGTTAATAGCCGTTCTGCGGCTTACGTGCAGCTTACCAGCCACCCCATCCCATGTTAACGTTTGTGGCCTCGACCAGTAGCGCATACGGACCAATTCTCGCTTTTCTACCGCCAGCCTACCGACCACTGCCTCGATCGCATCAGCTATGTTCTGCAGTTGCTCCAGCTTTTTGTGTGTCGTAAGCAGTATCGCGGTCCTGCCCGTCGGATCGCCCGGCAGATTGCTTCGTCCGCCACCGACATTTTCGTCCTCACTAGGTTTGCCGTGCAATATCTCATTCTTCAGCCGAACGATTTCCCTGCGAGTATCGTGATAGGCATACAACTCGCTTTCGATGTGCTGGAAGGTGCCTCGTTTAAGTTTAATCATGCTGTTCATCACCTTCCCCTATTGGCTTCCGTGCTGACAAACCATGTCGCTTTAAAAGTCCGCTCATACTGCCGAATGGGATATCATTGTCATGCGCAATTTCCATAACCGTCTTCCCCGCAGCGATTTCCGCTTGTAGATGCTCCTTTGTGATATGTGCGTATTTACCGGCGTAGCTACCGGATTTTCGTTTTTTGGGCATTCGAAACATGTCTGCACCTCCTGCTGTATTGACTTACAGATTATGGAATGATAAACTAATCTTGTCCGGAAGCACCGGAGCCAAAGTCGATGGGAAAGAATCCCTCGGCTTTTTTTATTTACGAACCGGTTCATATTCATCATTGCGGATAACGCTCGGTATGCCTGTTTTATGATCAACAATAAGTGTGTAGGATTCAGCATCTGCTGCGTTTTTGGTCGGTTCTTCGTCAAATTCGACGTCACATAACGGGCATTCATCAAGCTGCCGATCTTCCATTTCGTAGAATATCCCGTCACAATACGGACATAGCATTTCATTGATTTCTATGGCAGAATTACTCGTTTTAAAGAAATTAATGCTCTTCTTACCCATCGACCTTTCCTCCCCATAAAACTGAATTTTCAAACTTTCCCGTCAGAATAGCGTCAGCTGCTTCCCGCCGTACTCCGCAGCAACCGGGTTTATCCATAGGACTTCCTCTCGGGTCGCACCGCCTTCAGCTTTTGCTTTTCGAGTTTCCCTATTCCAATGTGAAAGCCGATCTTCATACAGTGGATGTGCATATCCGCTTAATAGTACAGGCCCCGGATGGTCATCTAAGATTTCCAGCATCCCTATATGGTCACGATCACTCATTTCATAACGGTAACTGGTCGTCGTCCTTGTACTGTGTACATAGGGCGGATCGGCATATATCAGTACATCAGGCCGGCGATAACGTGGAAGCAACTTTGCTGCAGGTTGACATTCAATTTGGACGCCCTGCAACCGCTCGGCCACGACATGTATCTTGTCCGGGAAAGCGAGCCACTCCTTACCCGGCAGCGGCCCGTTGCATTCAATCATGCTGCGCCAGCCGGTACGGTGCGCCGTCTTGCCCCCCCTGCCTTGCCATAGCCTGACTACCAGTCGCCGGGCTCGCTCCATATCGTCCGCAGCCGGTTCATAGCTTTCGTAATATTCCTGCCTCGAGTGAGGCGTCCAACGGATCGCGTCTGCCAGCTCTTCGGGCCGTTCCCGGATAATGCGGAACAAATTGACAATTTCACCGTCGATATCATTGATCGTTTCGAGCTGGCTACGTTCTTTGCTGAACAGCACAGCTCCACTCCCGAAAAATGGCTCCAGGTACGTCGTATGCGGCGGCATGTGGTCAATGATCCAGTCGGCCATGCTCCACTTGCTGCCGGGATAGTGTAATATTCTCGGAGCGCCCACCGCGCCACCTCCTTATGTTTTCATTGGCACGATACTCATAACGACATATCCATCTTTTACATAGCTCGGGTCCGCTAGAATGTATGTTACTTTCTGATAGATCAACCGTCCTGTGTACCATCCGCCTTGTTCAAACTCCCTAAGCAGAAGTAAGTCACCAACGTTAAAATTCCGATCATTTTTTCTTACTTCAAATCGTTTTTCACCTGAAACCACTTTTTCAAAATACTCTGGCCATGTTTTTAGATCGTGGATCACGTCCAATCCCTCCCTCATGATCATCGATATTCATTTAGTATCCTTGCCGCCTCTTATGACTTTCAGGTCAGGCTTAGGAGGCTTTGGATTCAACCATTCATCCAAGCATGAATTGCAAAACGTTAAGCCATAGCTCCCCGGTACTTTTTGTCCGCACGCGCAGCAATGATTAAACATGTGAAGCACTCTCCTCCCGGATACGTTCCCGTTTCCCAAATATTTGCGCCGCCCAATCGCCTTCCCGTTCCCGGAGCCGTTGAGCCCCTAGCCGTCCCATCTGCTGCCGTGTCCAGATTGTTTCTGTCGCAGCTCGTTCATAGTCCCATTTCAGTACCTTAACTCGCCGATGAAATGTGGCGTAGGGGATGCCGTTCTGCTCGGCCATGCGGATATACACTTCTGGATGGACCCTAGCATGCTCCGTTGCCCTTAAAGCTTGCTCCTGTATCTCATCCGAGGATTGGAGCGGCACGGTAGCCGCCCTTTCCTCTGTCCATCCTCGATTGATCCGGGACATGAATGCACGATATTCAATCCCATTATGTTCCGCAATGCCGCGCCAGCGACTACGGTCCGTTAATTTTCTTGGCGGGGTTGTCATTGCTTTTTGCTTTGGCCAACCTTGCTCCCGGACTCGACGGTCAAGCATAGCCGGTCGTATGCCGATCTTGGCAGCTTCTTCGTATTCCTCCGGCGTGATGTAAAAATAATGGCTCATTTCCGTTTCCGCCTTCTTGCCGGAGGGCGAGGCAATATGACATACACCTCGCCGATAACCCGGCCAAAATCGTCGTATATGATTTCCCAAGGAATATCGTTATAGTAAGGGTCAACCTGTATTACCGCCATCGGCCTTTGCCCCCTTTCTGGTTTCAAAAACCTCTTCCAGCCATTCAACCAGCATCATCATTTGCTTCATAACCAGCCGGTTGTCGTCATATTTTCGGCTTAGCCCGCTGGCAGAGTCAGCCACCCACGCCCAAAACTCTGGGCTCTCCATCCCGTACCGGGCTGCAGCTTGGTTCGCTTCCTGAATCCAAGCAAGCACATCCGCGAAGAACGCTTTGTAATCCATCGGCTACAGCTCCTCGATCTTGATGTAGATGCCTGGCCGAGCCGCCCAGAATTTTTCGATAATCTCGCTGGCCACAATGGCATCATCCTTCCAGAACCCCAAATCAGTCATGATGTCGAAGGGCAGCTTGTTCAGGTTGTGCGTATCTGGCTTCGTCGTTTTCCACTCACCGTCATAATGCTTGCTTCCCTCCGGAATGGGGAACAGCCATTTCACGATAACCCGCAGTGCCCCTGTGTATTTCTTCAGCGGGACATGCTGCCCGAGGTGCGCTGTTAGCTTCGCCCGCGCTGCCTTCAAATCGTCCTGCTCGTAGAATACCGGCTTACCGGATGCGCAGGACACCTGCTTCTCCTGATGCGTCGCGGTAGGCGGCTTCATTGGCATAAAAAATTCAGTCGCCATATTTACCTCCTAGTGTCTGCAATCCGGGCAATCGTTCCAGTGGTCGTTATGCAGGCAAAGAACCGGTTCATCTTTGCCATGACATATCACAATTTTTATTACGCACATAGGCAGCGGACAAATATATAGCGTACGTTTGGTTCGATCAAAGAATGCCCCGACCCAAAAATCGAACCAAAGGAAATGCAAACTAATCTTTAGACGCATCTGTCTCCACCTTCCATTTTTTAACTTTTGTCGGCGGCGGTTTGCCTCATAAATGTAGGGGAGGGGGAAGGGGGATTTTTATACCCCCTTCCCTTATCCTTATATATTTAT